GGCGGCGGCACGGGCGGCGTCGGCGGCGGCACGGGCGGCGTCGGCGGCGGCACGGGCGGCGGGGAGGGTGGCAGCGGTGGCGCATGCGTCACCGTGATCCTTCAGCCCGATCGCGCGCAGGGCGGACGGCAGGATCCTGTTGATTGTCCACATGGCGAGGAATTCCGCGCGGCGGCGTTCATCGTCGCGCGTGCCGCGCGTGCCGGCAATCATGGGCACCAGCGGCTTGAGCAGACGATCGCGCAGATCGGTGGGCATGCGGTCATTCAGGCCGATGCCGTACCGGCCCAGCACCGGGCAGGCGCACTGCGGTTCGTCACTGTGTTCTTCGCCCGCGAACCAGGCCACCATTTCCATGAAGCACAGCCCCTCCTGCGGGTTGGCATGCGCGCCGCTGGCGAGGGTCACTTCGGTGACGGTGGTGAAATCGTAGGTCATGGCATTCTCCTCTTCAGTAAGGGATGTCGTCTTCGGTGATGGGGGCGTCCTCGACCGGATCGGGCTGGCGCAGGGTCATGATCCCACCATGTCGCGGAACATGATCGGCTGGACCGCCCCACTGGGGAGGATCGTGTCCAGCCATGTGTCGGCGCGCGGTTCGTCGCCGGACCATTTTTCCGGGAAGGTGCGCGCGGCGATCAGTTCGCGGATGCGGGCTTCCTCTTCCTCGTTGATGAGGTCGACGCGCGCGCGGCGCTGGATGTCGAGGATGCGGTCCAGCGCCTCCGCTCGCGCTTCCAGCGTGAGCGGCCCCATGCGCTGGGGGTTCTTCGCGATCTGGCCGTTCTTCAGCCGTTCGACGCCGCTCTTGCGCAGGCGCTGCTGTGGCTTGCGCATCCAGCGATACAGCGGCTTGAGTTCCAGCAGCGGGGTAAGGTGCTTCCACGCGGGCATCTGCACGATCACTTCCAGCGCGGTGTCGCGCGAGGCGAGGGGGCAGCCGATACATCCGGTGCGCGCGTTGATCTCGGTCGCGTCGTCGCCGCCATATGCGTCGGCGAGGATCGCGACCGGCCAGCCGCCGAACGCCGGCCGCGGCGCGAACACCTTCAGCCAATCCCACACGGTGCAGACCCGCCAATGCAGGATCGGGGCGAGCGTCGCGATGCGGCCGCGCACGCCCTTCGCTTCCGGCAGCACCTGCTGATACCAGCCCTGGCCACACTCCGCGCCGTCCTTCGAGCAGGACATGGCGATGCGGCCGTCGCGCACCGCGCTTTCGCCTTCGCGCACGCCGGTAATCATCAGCGCGGTCCCCGGCAGCTGGGCGATCGCCTCGCCCAGCGCGGCGGCCATCGGCTCGACCTTGATCTGCCGGGTGCACCAGCGCAGCGTGTTGTTGTTGGGCGGGGGCACGCCGCGCCCGAGGATGTAGACCATGAACCGCTTGTCGAGCGGCGCGCGCACGACGATCACCTTGATCCAGTTGCGCTCGCGCAGCCTGGCGATGACCAGATCGGCGGCAAGCTGGATCGGGGGCAGTTCCTGTCGCGTGTCCGCGTAGAAGACGTAGAGCACTTCGGGCTGGGGCAGATGGCCGGCGTCGATCAGGTGGATGATCAGCGTCAGCGTGGCGGTGCTGTCCTTGCCGCCGGACCATGCGACGGCAACATGCTGATGGCGTGGCCAGTAGGCACGCAGCGAGGCGAGCGTCAGTTCCACGGCTTCGCCGTGGAGCATCTTCACGCCATCGGTGAACAGGTCATCGACGGCGGTCATGCTGCCTCCTGCTGGTCTGCCTCGCCCAGGCGCACGTTGGCGCGGGCGAGGGCTTCGGCTATGTCGGGGCAGACGCTGTTGCCGATCATGCGGATCGAGCTGCTGATGCTGAGCGGCTTGCCGGCCGGGCCGATCGGGTCGAGGATGTAGCCGGGCGGGAAGCCCTGCGCGTTGGCGAGTTCGCGGCGCGTCAGCATCCGCATGCCGATGTCGACGATGACATAGGTCACCGCGTCGATCGTCACCGTGACGACGGCGTAGCGCGGTAGCGTCGTGACGGTGCCGACCGGCTGATCCACCGGGGCGCCCAAGCCGGTGCCGTAGTATTTGACCAGGAAGGCGGCGACCTGCACCGCGCGGGCCATCAGCGGGGCGGGCAGCGCGTCCGCCTCGATCATCGTCGTCTGCACCAGGCGCTGTTGCGACCCCGACGTGGTGATCGTCGTCAGCGGCTGGTCGACGGCGCGGCCGATCATGCCGCCGGTGCTGGCCTGTTCCATGTGGGCGCAGACGACGGCGTGATGCTGGCCTTCGGCGGTGATCGCCTTCGCCGGCTGGAGCGGATCGCCGCGACCGCCGTTGGTGTTGCTGGTGTAGAAGTGCGACAGGAACGCGGTGACGGCGGCGTGGCGCGGCGCGCCGGCCATGACGGTATCCAGCGGCGCGTCGGCCGGGCGACCGCGCGCGTTCTCCGCGAACTTTTCCAGATGCGCGGTGACGACGCCCAGCGGCGTGGCGCCGGCCGGGCGGGCGCTGTCGCCGTTGGCGGTGACGGTGGGCATGGGATCGCCCGCGTCGCTGCCGACCGAGCCGGAGCGGAATTTCGTCACGTGGGGGGCCAGCGTCACCGTGGCGCGCGCGAATTCCCCGCCGTTGGCGGTGGTGATGGTGCGCAGCGGCTGCGCGGGATCGTGCGCGCGATCGGGATCGCCGGTGTGGGTGATCGGGACGATCGCGGCGTCGACGGTCGCATAGGCCGACTGGGCGGTCGCGGTGCGCAACGGATCCTGTGGATCGAAGACGCGTGCGGCGCGGGTGTTGGTGAAGTCGGTGCCGACGATGAACGGGCGTGCGGCGTTGACGACGTAGCGCATCACGCCGTGGGCGATGCGGCGGTGGGTGGCGTCCTTCAGCGGGCGCTTGCGGTCGAAGATCGACGGGCAGGGGATCGACCAGTCGATGCATTCGGCGGCGGTGCGCCACGGGCGGCGCGCGCCGCTTTCGACCTCCGGCGAGCCGGGCTTGCCGTGGGTCGGTTCGGGCCAGACGATCGGGTGGCCGTCGCGCCGGGCGATCAGGAACAGGCGCTTGCGGCTGGTGGGGGCGCCATAGTCGCAGGCGCGCAGTTCGCGCCACTCGACCTTGTAGCCCAGCCGGCGCAGCTTGCGCACCCACAGGTCGAATTCCTCGCCACGGCGTTCCTTTATCGGCTTGCCGTCCGCGTCGAGCGGCCCCCATTGGCGGAATTCCTCAACGTTCTCCAGGATGATGACCTGGATCGCGCCGCGGCCGTTCGGCGTGCCCTTCAGGCATCGTTCCGCCCAGTGCGGCACAACCCATGCCAGATCGCGGATGTTCTTTTCGCGCGGCTTGCCGCCCTTCGCCTTGCTGTGGTGCTTGCAGTCGGGGGAGAACCAGGCGAGCGCGACGGGCGCACCGCCCGTGGCGTCGAGCGGATCGACGGCCATGATCGACTGGATCAGGTGGCGCGTGTCGGGGTGATTGGCGGTGTGCATCGCGATCGCTTCGGGATCGTGATTGATCGCGACGTCCACCGCGCAGCCCAGCGCGCGTTCGATGCCGGTGGAGGCGCCGCCACCCCCGGCGAAATTGTCGATGATGAGGGGGCGCATCATTCGCCGCACCCACGGCCAACGAGTTTGCCATGTTCACCGCCGGTGAAGTCGCGCCAGTGCACCCAGCCTTTGGGGCAATGGAAGCCCCATTCGCGCACCTTTGGGCCGGTGATGAACAGCGACACCGCGCGTTCGCCGGGAAGGATTTCCAGTCGGTGCGCAGTATCGGCCGGGCGACTGCCGACCCAACCCGCCTCACGGGTGAAGGCGCCATAATAGGTGTGTTCGACGTACCTTCCCGCGAGCAGGAAACTGGTGTTCGGCCACGGGTGATCGTGCAGCGCGCGATCGTCATCACTGCGCAGGATTTCGTGGAGATAGACGTTACACTGTTCGTTGCGCGGAACGATCCACCAGCGCCGAAGATAAGGCGCCGGCGGAGGGCCGATCACAAAGTCCGGTGAGCGGCTGTCCATGACAGCGCGTGCCCACGATTGCATGGTCGCAGGATCCGCATATGGCAGCCCGCTCATCACAGCAGCCCCTTCGCGCGGAGGATGGCGGCGGCGATGCCGACGGCGATGTACCAGGGCAGCGAGAGGGCGGCGCCCCAGGCCATGGCGCGCCACAGGTGATGTTCGTCGGGATCGGCCATCGGGCGGATCGGCTCACGGTCGAGCGGCTGGAAGCAGATCGGCAGCGTGCGGCCCGGTTCGTCGGCGCGGCGCAGGCGGCGGGGCTGGCGCGGCGCGGCGTCGGTAACGTCGCCGCGCGTCCAGGCGGGCGGCTCGTATTGAGCGGGGCCGTCGTGTTCGACGGGGTAGAGGCTTTCGATAACCTGTCGGGTCTGATGGCGCGGCATGCGGCGTCTCCTGATCGGATGACGCTTTAGTGATGCGGGAAAATGCCCGCGTCAAGATGGTAATGCGGGAAAACGCCCGTAGCCTTGCGCCGCGGCCTGTGTGTGACACTATCGCGTTTGAATAATGGGGGTTGAGCGGTGAGCGTTTCGGAAGAACTGGCGAAGCTGGCGGCGCTGCGCGATCAGGGTGTATTGACCGAGGAGGAATTTGCGGCGCGCAAGCAAGCGCTGTTGGCAGGCCCGGTAGACGGTGCGTCTGTGCCGGCAAAGAGCAAGGGCCGCGCGTCCAAGGGGTGTGCCGTACTGTTGTTGATCGTCGTCGTGCTAGCGGTGCTGGGATCGATCATCGGCGGCGGTGCCAAGAAGGATGGCGGCGCCGACGCCAAGAAGGACGGGGCAACAGCCGTTGAAGCGAAGCCGGCGGTCGAGGTGACGGCGGAGCAGCTTTTCCAGGCATATCAGGCCAACGAGGCTGCCGCGCAGCAGGCCTATGGCGACAGCCAGCTGTTGGTCAGTGGGACCGTGGCGGGGGTCGACCTCGACCTGACCAATGATCCCATCGTGAAGCTTCGGACTAGCAACCAGTTCATGAGCGCCCAGGCGAAACTGGTCGATGCCGACAAGGCCGGGGCGGCGCGGTTGACCAAGGGATCACGGATAACGCTGCGGTGTGAGAGTGTCAGCGAAGTGATCGGGACACCCATCCTGAGCGACTGCGCGATCCAATAGGGTCAGCTAAGCAGATCACGCATCATGACGACGCGGTGCACTTCCTTCACTCGCTCCAGCGGCACGGTGAAGGAAATGTCCGGATTATACTGGCGCAGTTCCAGCCCGGTCCCGGTGCGGCGGACCAGCCGCTTGATGAGGGCGACGCGCACGACGTCGTCGGTATCGCGCAGCTGTACGATCACGTCGTCGCCGGGACGGGGCGGACGCTTCGGGTCGACCACGACCGGATCGCCCGGTTCGAAGCGGGGTTCCATCGAACTGCCCGTGACGTACAGCGCGTAGACGTCGCGGCGTCCGTCGAAGATCGTCGGCCGGCGAATCCAGTCGATCACGTCGGTGAGTTCGTGGGTTTCGATCGGCGCACCGTCCAGATGCGGGTCGCCGCCCAACACGGTCCCGTACACTTCGAGCGTGCGTGGTAGCGACGCGCCGAGCGGTGGACCGCCGGGGCCGTGATCGAAGCCGGTGCGGCGATCGCCGACGATCGCGCCGGTCTGTTTGCCGAATTTGATATACTCGACTGTCGTCTCCAGCACCTCTGCCAGCGCGGCCAGGGTTTCGATCTTGGGCAGGCTCTTGCGCCGACGGATATCGCGGATCGTGTCGGGCTTGCCAGTGGCCAGCATCGACGCCTGCCTGTCCGTATAATCCATCACGCGCAGGCGTTCATCGATCCGGTCAAGGGGCGTTTGATCCATTCGGGCTTTATCCCGTATTTCGCCCTTTTCTTCATGCGGGAAAATACCCGTTGACAAGTGCGGGAAAACGCCCGCATTTACGGCCGTCATTTGCAAAGGCCGTGACATTGACGCTCAACGAACGCCTTCTCGCCGCAAGCGAAATATGGTCGCGCGATAACGGTCGCAGCGAAGCGACGCTGGCGACGCGTGTCGCGAACGACGGTAAGCTGTTCGACCGGCTGCGCGCTGGCAGAGGCTGCAACGTCGCGACCGCTGAACGCTTTTTCGCTTTCTTCCGCGCCCCTCAGAACTGGCCCGCGGGTGTCCCCGTGTCGATGACCGAGTTGCTTGACGGTGTAAATCTTGGGATGGCGCATGCCCAGCCTGATGCCTGCTGCGATGCAGCAGCGTCATCCGGAAAGCGCGACCAAATTTCCGGCGGGGTGGCGGCATGACGCCCGAACTCCTCGACCTGAAGCGCGCGACCGCGGAGACGATCAAGGGCGTCGGCGGGCTGGAGGCTGCGGCGGGGTTCTGTCGCGTCGGGAAATCCGTGCTGGGTGACAATCAATCGGTGTCGAAGCCGGACAGCTTCATGGCGATCGACGTCGTCGCGGCGCTGGAGCCGCTGGCGAGCGAACGATCGGGCTGGCCGCACGTGACGCGCGCGCTGTGCCGCGCCAACGGCGGCGTGTTCGTGCGGGTGCCGGAGGCGCGTGCGACGGGTGCGGACCTGTGGTCGCTGCTGGCGCGCAAGGCCAAGGAGGGGGCCGATGTGTCCGCCGCGCTGTGCGAGGCGCTGGCCGATGGCCGCATCGACGGGCGCGAGGCGCGGCGGGTGCGCGGCGAGATCGCCGAGCTGATGGAATTGCTGGCGCTGATGGATGCCGAGCTGGCGACGATCGAGGGAGAACGGTGATGCATGGGGTGCTGAAACTGCATTTGCCGGCGCGCGTGCCGAACGAAGGCGCGCGGCAGCTGGCGCGGTGGGTGGCGTTCACCCATGGGGGCGATCTGGAGCGTGCGGCGCGCGTCCTGTGGCCCACCGGCCCGGCGCGGATGAAGGGCGGTTTTTTGCAGCGGATCGTCAGTGGCGAGGTCGTCCCGTCGCGCGTGACGGGAGAGAGGATGTGGCGTCTTTTCGGGCTGCGCGCGCGGATGTTCGCGATGCCGGCGGCGGGCGGATGGCTGGAGGCGGAAACGTCGGGCTGGGCGGATGCCGGGGCGGTGGCGGCATGAGCGCGATCGACCTGGCGTTGCGCCCGGCGTGCGACGAGGATGCCGAGCGCATCCGCGTCACCGCGGGCGTCGACGACGTCAACCGCTGGCTGGCGGCGGCGCAGCACCGCGACCGGTTCCATTACGCGACGCGGCCGTACCTGCCGGCCGGTGCGCCGGGACCGGCGCGACTGCGCGCCTTGCAGGCGCAGGGGCTGGTGATCCTGTTCCAGCAGCGCAGCCAGCTGTTCCATGGCGAGTTCTGCTATTTCGCGCAGCGCACCGCGCGGGCGATCGACGACGCGGCACCAGCTGCGCGGGTGGACCGGGCGTATGCGACGTTGTCGCCGCGCCAGCAGGACGCGGGCGATTACGAGGCGGGCGACCGGCTATTGCCGCATCTGGAGCGAGCGGCGGCGTTTGGCCGGCCGTGCCCGACCGACAAGCAGCTGGCGCAGAAGGCGAAGATACCGGTCGATTTCGTGGCGGCGGGGATGCTGGCGCTGCGCGCGGCGAAGGTGATCGCGGTGCACGCCGCGCCGGCGCCGACGTTGCGGCGGGTGACGATCCTGGCCACGGGCGCGCAGACGGGGCTGTCGGCATGACGCTGGAGGTGGAGCGCGACGCGCTGCTGACCGCGCTGCGGCAGGTGGCGGACGTGGTGCCGGGGCGCACGACGATCCCGGTGCTGGCGAACCTGATGCTGGTGGCGGAGGCGGGCACGCTGACGATCACCGCGACCGATCTGGATATCGAGGCGAGCGTGTCGGTCGAGGCGGCGGGGGCGATCAGCACCACGATCGCCAAGGACAAGCTGGTCGCGGCGGTCAGCGGTCTGAAGCCGGGGCGGCTGGCGATCGCGCCGGTCGACGGGCGCGGCGGCGCGGTGACGATCAAAAGCGGGCGCGCGGTGCGGACGCTGTCGACGCTGCCCGCGACGGACTTTCCCAAGCGCAAGCCGCTGGAGTGCGCGACGGTGTTTTCGATGGCGGCGGCGTCGCTGGCGCGGCTGCTGGAGGCGGCGCACGTCGCGCAGTCCACCGATGAGACGCGCTATTACCTGATGGGCGTGTACCTGCACCTGGTCGAGGGGCAGTTGTGCGCCGTGGCCACGGACGGCAGCCGTATGGTGCGGGCGCAGACCGCCCAGCCGGACGGGTGCGACGGCATGCCGCAGGTGATCGTGCCGACCAAGGCGGTGGCGCTGCTGCGCAAGCTGCTGGCCAAGACGACCGGCGATATCGCGGTTGAGGTCAACGAGCATGCGGTGCAGCTGACGATCGGGCGGGTGCAGGTCATCGCCAAGGTCGTCGAGGGCACGTTCCCCGATTACCGCCGCGTCATCCCGACGACCGACAGCGCGCAGATTCGGCTGACGTGCGACCGCGACCTGCTGATGTCGGCGGCGGCGGGCGTGGCATCGGTGGTCGATGCCGAGGGCGAACGCAAGCTGCGGTCGCTGCGGATCGACGTCAAGCCGGCGCCGCTGCTGTCGCAGTTGAGCGCGCGCGACATGGGCGGATCGTCGGCGGTCGAGGAGATTGAGGCGACGACCGAGGGCGATGGGGCGCTGGGTATGAACCACAAGCTGCTGACCACCACGCTGGCGGTGTTCGCCGAAGGATCGTCGGTGACGATGTCGCTGGCCGATCCGAACGCGGCGGCGCGGGTGGAGAGCGACAAGGATCCGGACCTGCTGGCGGTCATCATGCCGATGCGCGTGCCGGCTGGGCCGGTGTGAGGGAGGCGATGACGATGATGCGCACCTATGATTTCGACAATGATTTCGAGCCGTTCGAACTGGCCAAGCTGCTGCGCGAGAGCGGGATACCCGGCGACGTCACCCTGGACCAGATCATTGCCGGGGCCGCGAGTGACTTCGACGCCGATGAGGAGATCGCGGTCACCGTCACGGTCGATGAAGATGATGTGATCGAGAAGCTGCACGATGACGCGATCATCGACGCCTATCGCGACATGGGCCTGACGGGCGGCGAGACGCGGTCGATCGAGGATGGCTTTCGCTACGTGCGCGACGGCGACCTGCCGATGGCGCGCGCGATGTTCGAACGGGTGTTCGAGGATGCCGACCTGGACGCGGCGATGCGGGGGCTGGCGTGACATGCCGGGGGGGGGGGCAGCGCCGATCCGCGGCGGATCGGGTGGCCGACGAAATGGCGGCGGGCTGCCCCTCGCTGATCGAGGCGGCGTATCGGCTGAAGATGCCGGTGCGATCCGTCGAGGATGCTTGGCGCGGCATCTGCCGCGATCTGGGAAGGCAGGCACGCTGACATGAAGACGCGGCTTGAGGTGCAGGTGGCGACCGCGGTGGGCGCGATGCTGGTGGGGCGCGAGGCGATCACGCTGGGCGAGGTGGCGGACAGTCTGCCGGCGCATATCCGCGCGGCCGGGCCGTCGCTGAAATGCATGGCGCGGGCGCTGACCGGCGCCGGGTGGGTCGGCGAGCGGCGCGACGGGGGCACGGTGGTCTATGTCCCGGCGCCGGAAGATGACGGCGACGACGGCGATGCGAGTGCGGCGGCCGGACACAATAGCGGCGAGACGATCGAAGGGGTGGCGGCGGACGAAGTGCGGCTGCTGATCGAACGGATCGAGCGGCTGGACGAAGAGCGCAAGGGCATCGGCGACGATATCAAGGACGTGTTCGCTGAGGCGAAGTCGCGGGGATACGATCCCACGGCGCTGCGCGGGATCCTGCGCATCCGCGCCAAGCCGCGCGAGCAGCAGCAGGAAGAGACGGCGATCCTGGAGGTCTACATGCGCGCGCTGGGGATGATGTGATGGCAGTCGTTGGCCGTTACGTCCGACGGTTCGCGGATGCCGACATGGGCATGCTGGAGGGCGCGAGCCTGAACGCGCCCTACGCTTTTCATTGGGTCACCGACGTGCGCGTGGATGGGGCGTCGATCGTCTGCAAGGGCGCCGGCAAACCGCTGGCGCTCCCGTTCCGGCGGACGGCGCACGGCGATCGCGCCACCATCACCATCAACGATCCGATCTTCGGCCCGACGAAGTTCGAGGTCCATCCTTTCAAGAGGTCGGAATCATGAGCAGCGTCAACAAGGTCATCCTGATCGGGCATCTGGGCGCCGATCCCGAAAGCCGGAGCTTCCAGAACGGCGGCAGCGTCGTGAACATGCGGGTCGCGACGGGCGAGCGGTGGAAGGACCGCACGACGGGCGAGCAGAAGGAACGCACCGAATGGCATTCGGTCGTCGTGATGAACGAGGGGTTGCAGAAGGTCGCGACGCAATATCTGCGCAAGGGCGGCAAGGTCTATATCGAGGGCCAGCTGCGCACCCGCAAATGGCAGGACCAGGCGGGGGTCGACCGGTATTCGACCGAGGTGGTGCTGGGCGCGTTCAACGCCGCGCTGGTGCTGCTGGACCGGCGCGAGGCCGATCCGGGGCGGCATGACTATTCGGGCTATTCGGAGACGGCCAGCGGTGGGGCTGGTCGCGCTGGCGCCGGTGGTGCTGGCGGCGGTGCGTCCGGGGCCGGCGGGTTCCGGAGCGCGGCCGATCTGGACGACGATATCCCGTTCTGACGGGCGGTGACCCGCTGGCGGGCCGGGTCATGACCGCCGTGTTTCGTATCCGGGAGGGATCATCACAATGACCGATACACAGCCCGCGTCGATGATCGACGCGGCGATCGATTTCGCGCGTCGTGGCTGGCCGGTGTTTCCGTGCAGCCCGCGCAACAAGACGCCGTTGCTGGGACGCGACCGGGACGCGAAGGGCGAGCCGATCCGCGGCACCGGCGGGGTGGCGAAGGCGACGACCGACGAAGAGCAGATCCGCGCATGGTGGCGGCGCTGGCCGGATGCGATGATCGGCGTGTCGGCCGGCCGGGCCGGGATGCTGGTGATCGATTTCGATCCGCGCGTCGACGAGGTGATCGACGAGGAGACGGGCGAGGTCATCGGGCGGGAGGTGTGGACGCTCGACCGGCTGAAGGCCGAACTGGAGGCGCAGATGGGGTGCGCGCTGCCGGTGACGCTGGCGGTGCGCACGCCGTCCGGCGGGGTGCATTGCTATTTCCGGATGCCGGAGGGCGTGCCGATCGGCAATGTCGGCAGCCTGCCCCGCCACGTCGACGTGCGCGGCGAGGGCGGTTACGTGATCGCGCCGCCCAGCGTGTGCGTCGGCGATGGGGGGCATTGCGTGCCGGGCACGTACAGCTGGCTGCGTGGCGATGCCCAGGCGGCGATCGTCGACCTGCCCGAGGCGCTGGTGACGATCCTGCGCACGCCGAAGCCGCGCGCGGGGGCCGGCGGGGGCAGTGGGGCGGGCGGGGCGCCGGCGGGCCGGGCCTATGCGGCGTCCGATATCTTCCCGGTCGACGTCGACGAGGCGCATCGGCGCTATGCGATGGCGGCGCTGGACCGCACCGCGGGCGAGCTGGCGGCGACGCCGCGTGGTGGCGGGCGGCATGGCGGGCGCAACAAGGGCGCGTACCAGGCGGCATACAACATGGGCGGGTTCATCGGCGCGGGCGCGATCAGCGAGGTGATCGTGCGTGCGACGCTGGTGGCGGTGGTGCAGGGGTTCGACCCGACCGCGTTCGACCGGCACGTCCAGGCGATCGACAACGGGATCGAGGGCGGGCGCCAGCATCCGCACGACCTGAGCGGCATCGGCACGCGTGCCGGATCGAATGCGCGCCGCCGCGACAGCGGCGGGTCCGCTGGATCGTCCTTCCCCCCGTTGCCGCCGGTCGACGCCTATTCCGACGACGTCGCGGAACCCGGACCCGACGCGGGGGGCGAAGCGGACGACTTCCACGACGGAACCGCGGCCATGGGTTCCCCTATGGGGGGTGGGGGGCGGATCGCGCCGGCCCGTGACGACGTGGTGGACCGCGAATGCGCGATGTTGCCGCGCACCGATCTGGGCAATGCCGAGCGGTTCTGGCGGCGGCATGGCTGGAAATTCCGTTTCTGCGCCGAACTGGGGTGGTTCGTGTGGGACGGCCGGCGGTGGGAGTTGCTGTCCGAGGAAAAGGACAAGGTGCCCGGCAAGGTCAGCTACGCGGTGTTCGAGACGGTGCGTGCGATCCGGCACGAAGCCGATCTGGTCGCGGCGTCGGGACTGAAGGAGGAATTGCCGTCCGACGCCAGCGATGCCGAGCGGGAGGCGACGCTGGACTTCATCGTCAAGTGGCGCGGGAGCGGCGACAACAAGGTGCCGATCTATTTCAGCGACATGCTGCGCGATCACGCCATGTCGAGCGAGGGCGCGCAGCGGCTGCATTGCGTGGCCAACCTGGTAAAGTCGTTCCACGGGATCGCGATCGGGGCGGATGCGATGGACGTCGACCGGCTGGCGATCAACGTCCAGAACGGCACGTTGCGGCTGACGCGCGAGGGCAAGCGCTGGGCGGTGGTCGAGGGCCGGTTGAAGCAGGTCACGATCGGGGATCGATGGGGGCTGCGGCTCGACCGGCATCGGCCCGACGACCTTATCAGCAAGGTCGCGCATGTCCGGTTCGATCCGGGCGCCGACAGCCCGGTCTATGACGCGTTTCTGGAGGCGGTGCAGCCAGACCCGGTGGTGCGGCGGTTTCTGCACCAATGGGGCGGATATTCGATCACGGGGGATATCAGCGAGCAGAAGCTGGCGTTCTTCCACGGCAAGGGACGCAACGGCAAGTCGACGCTGGTCGACCTGTGGGGCCATATCGCGGGGGATTACGGCGGGTCGATCGCGATCGAGACGCTGCTGGACCAGGGCAAGGGGCGCAAGGGCGGCGATGCGACGCCCGATCTGGCGCGGTTGCCGGGCATCCGGTTCCTCCGCACCTCCGAGCCGGAGAAGGGGGCGAAACTGGCCGAAGCCCTCATCAAGCTCATCACCGGGGGCGAGCCGATCGACGCGCGATATCTGCACAAGGGGTTCTTCACCTACTTGCCCAGCTTCAAGGTGACGGTGTCGGGCAATCACAAGCCGAAGATCACCGGTCACGACGACGGCATCTGGCGTCGCGTGATGCTGGTGCCGTGGGACGTGCAGATCGCGGCGGACAAGGTGGACCGCGCCTTGCCCGACAAGCTGCGCGGGGAGGCAGCGGGCGTGCTGAACCGGTTGCTGGAGGGGTTGCTGGACTGGCGCGAGCATGGGTTGATCGAGCCGGACAGCGTGAAGGCGGCGACCGCAAAGTATCGCGAGCAGAGCGACCAGCTGGGGCGGTTCCTCGACGATTGCGTGCGTGTGGTCGACGGGGCCAAGGCCAAGTCGAGCGAGCTGTTCGCGCTCTATGCCGCCTGGGCGAAGGCGAACGGCGCGGCGGAGTGGCAGCAGGCCGGCTTCACCGCGGCGATGCTGGATCGCGGGTTCGAGAACAAGCGATCCAACGGCATCCAGTGGCTGGATATCGAGATGGTCAAGCAGCCGGGCGACTTCGCCGAACGTGATGCGCGGGATGACGGACCACCGCCGTATTCGGCCGACGATTACCCGGTTTAGGAACAGGCGGCGGTTCCGGCGGAATGTGGGGGTGGAAGCGAAGAACATGAGGAATTTTGCGGTGTTGGAACGCTTGGAAATTGAATGACGCCACCCGCCATGATGTGTGTGCGCATATGTGCGCACATGATGATTTACCTTTAATTTGCTTCCACCCCTTCCAATCAACAATCTGGCATCTTCGGACGCCGCGCGAAACAGGGAATTCTTCGATGGAACATCGGGCCGATATGGAAGCGCAGGGCGGCGGGACGGCGGTTCCGGTGGAAGGCGGGCGCGAATGGACGTTCGATGACGTCCAGGACCGGCTGGTCGAGGCGATGCTGACCTGCTGGCGCGGAGGCGACCGCGAGCGCGGGTGGCTGCGCGGCGGGGCGGACGGACCATGGCACATGGTGCTGCCGGATGCGGCCTATGACGGCGGGCGCGATGCGGCCGAACAGCGCGCGGATGCGGCGATCCGCCCCGCCGCGCTGACACGCCGCGACGTCGACGAAATGGAGGAGGCGTTCGGATGGGTCGAGGCGCTGGAGGCTGGGCAGCGGCGGCTGGTGTCGGCGGCCGTGGCGCAGCTGGCCCGCGGTCAGCGGCAGGTCAGCTGGGTGCGCGTGGCGCGTTCGTTTGGTCTGGATCGGGGCACCGATGGCCTGCGGATGCGCTACGGACGGGCCATCTCTAGCATCGCCGCGCGGCTGAATGGCGGAAATGCACGGGCTTTCGTGTCAAGCGATTTAGTTGGTCGTTAACACAATTTCGGGTGTTCGCCTGTCGCCGGTTTTGGGCGTATTTATTGATACGCTGAGGCGGGCTTGTGAGCGCGGCGAGGCATCCTCTCTCCCTGATCCTGCGAAGGGCGTCCCGGTTTCGATCGGGGCGCCCTTCGCCGTTGTGGTGGCCATGGCACGATTGAGCAGCGTCAAGCCACGGCTGGGCACGTTGCGGCCACGGCTGGCGCAGCGCGACGATGCGCGGGCGGAGATGGACCGGCGCCGCGAGCTTCGGCCGTGGCGCAAATGGTACAAGACGGCGCGATGGGCCAAGCTGCGCTGGGCCGTGCTGGTCCGCGACGTGTTCACTTGCTGCCGGTGCGGCGTGATCGGGGCTGACACGTCGCAGCTGGTCGCCGACCATCGCAAGCCTCATCGCGGCGATGAGGCGCTGTTCTGGGACTTCGACAACCTCCAGTGCCTGTGCGGCGCGTGCCACTCCGGCGCCAAGCAGCGCGAGGAGCAGGCGACCGCCTGGGAGTAGGGGGGGGTCGAAAGTCGGGAGGGCGGTCGCCGCCCGGACCACTCATGCTCTCACGTGGAGACTTTTTTTGGGCGCGGATGGATTTTCGGAGACCGATCTGTTCGGCGATCCGATCGTGCCGCGCTCAGAAGGGCGTGGGAGGCCGGAGCATCGGTGGAGCCTCGAAAACTCCAACAAGGTGCTGTTGGCGTTCGCGCGCGGCCTAAGCGTCAAAGAGGCGGCAACCGCGATCGGGGTGTCGGTCGGCACGCTGCGCAAGCATTATTTGAACGAGATCGAACAGCGCAACGCGGCGCGGCTGCGCATGGAGATGACGCAGCTGGCGCGGCTGAACAAGGCCGCTGCCGATGGCAAGGTCGCCGCGGAGAAGGAACTGTTCAAGCGGCTCGACAAGGCCGCAATGCAGCAGCTGGCGGAAAGCGTTGTGGATCGCGGCCGTCCCAAGAAGGCGGCGCCGATCGGCAAGAAGGAGGCGGCGCGCGCGGCGGCCAAGGAGGCGGTGAAGAAGTTCCGGCCGCGCGCCGGGCCGAACCTGCTGAACTGACGGCATGCGCCCGGTGGAGTGGTCGACCGCGTGTCCCGACTGGGAGACGCGGATCGTGGAGGGGCGCAGCCTGGTCCCCCCACCGCTGTTCCCCGATGAGGCGGAAGCGGCGCTAGCCATCTTCAAAAGCCTGCGCATCGTCGACGTGCCGGGCCAGCCGACGTTCGGCGAGGCGTGTGACGACTTCGTTTTCGATTTCGTCGCCGCGATCTTCGGCGCCTACGATCCGGGCCAGACCCGGCAACTTATCAACGAGTTCTTTTTGCTCATCAGCAAGAAGAACGCGAAGTCCACCATTGCCGCCGGGATCATGGTCACGGCGCTGATCCTCAACTGGCGCCACGCCAACGAACTGTTGGTGCTGGCGCCGACCAAGGAGATTGCCAACAACGTCTTCACCCCCGCGATGGGGATGGTGAACGCGGACCCGGAATTGAAGGCGTTCCTGAAGCCGATCGAGCATCTGCGCACGATCAAGCACCTGGATAACGGGTCCGAACTGAAGGTCGTGGCGGCCGACAGCGAGATCGTCGGCGGGAAGAAGGCCGGCTTCGTGCTGGTCGAGGAAGTCTGGCTGTTCGGCAAGAACCCCAAGGCCGCGGCGATGCTGATGGAAGCGACCGGCGGGCTGGTCAGCCGGCCGGAAGGGTTCATCGTGTATCTGTCGACGCATTCGGACGAAGCGCCGCGCGGGGTGTTCAAGAAGCTGCTGGACCTGTTCCGGGGCATCCGTGACGGGACGATCGTCGACAAGCGCAAGCTGGGGATGCTGTACGAGTTTCCCGCGGCGATGATCGCCAGCCGCGCCTATCGCGATCCGGCCAACTTCTACGTCACGAACCCGAACATCGGCCGGTCGGTCGACCCGGAGTGGCTGGCGGAAAAGCTGATCGAGGCGGAGCGCGGCGACCAGGGCGAGTTGCAGATATTCCTGTCGAAGCACCTGAATGTCGAGATCGGCACCCGGCTGTCGAACGACCGGTGGAACGGAGCGGACTTCTGGGATCGCGCGGCTGACGTCACGCTGGTGACGCTGGATGATCTGATCCGGCGAAGCGAGGTGATCGTGGCCGGGATCGACGGGGGCGGCCTGGACGACCTGTTGGGCCTGTGCCTGATCGGGCGCGAGAAGGGGTCGCAGCGGTGGCTGGTCTGGGCGAAAGCCTGGGCATGGTCGGTCGTGTGGAAGCGCCGGCAGGATATCGCGACGAAGCTGGATGAGTTCATCGCGGAAGGATCGCTGGTGCGATGCGAACTGCCCGACGAGGACGAAGCGGCTGCGCTGGCGTCGATCAGCGACGGTGAGGCGCCGCCCGAGGACGATCAGGAGCTGACGGCGGACATCGTCGGTGTCGTCGACGTGCTGGAGGAGGTGCGCGCGGCGGGGCTGTTCCCGGCCAGCGAGGCGATCGGGTTGGACCCGGCGGGAGTGGCGACGCTGGTGGACGAATTGATGCGTCGCGGTTTCACCGACGACCAGCTGAAGACGATCCCGCAGGGCTGGCGGCTTACCAGCGCGATCAAGGGCATGGCGCGCAAGGTGGCCGCGCGGACGTTGCGCCACGGCGGGCAGAAGTTGCTGACCTGGTGCATCGGCAATCTGAAACAGGAACCGAGGGGAGCAAGTGGCGTGGTCATCACGAAACAGTCCCCGTCCGCCAAGATCGATCCGGCGGCAGCGATGTTTTCCGCCGGGATGCTGATGGCATTGCGGCCGGAGGCGTCGGACGATCAGACGCTGGATGAATTCATCGCCCAGATGAAGACCGCCGCCTGATGGCCGGATGGGTAGGATCCGTGCTGTCGTGGTTCGGCAGTAGCGGCGCATCGGGCAAGCTGAGCGGCGCCCCGGAAGACGAACCGACGCGCAAGGCGATCGCGTTCGGTTCGGCGATCGACAGCGCGGGGCAGGTGGTCAATCAGCGCACGACGCTGGGGCTGGCGGCGGCGTGGGCGTGCATCAGCCTGAAATCCGAGCTGGTCGGGTCGATGGGATGCGGCGCGTACAGCAAGAGCGCGCGTGGCGGGCGCGAGGCGCGCGAGGATCACTGGCTGTACGACCTGCTGCACGAAGAGCCGAACGCCGATCAGACCCCGGCCGAATTCTGGGCGGGTCAGGTCGCGGCGATGGATCTGTGGGGCAACGCCTATGCCGAAAAGGAGACGCTGGGCGACCGGGTGACGGCGCTGACGCCGTTGCCGCCCCACCTGATGCAGGTGACGCGAAATGCGAACGGCGAGCGCATCTATGTGTTCGCTGACCGCGGCAAGGCCGAGCGCCTGCCGGCGGACAAGATATTCCACCTGCGCGGGATCACGCTGGGCGGTGACGTCGGCCTGTCGGCGATCGAGTATGGCCGGCGCACGCTGGGCGGTGCGATGGCCGCGAACAAGGCCGCCGCTGACACCTTTCGCGCGGGCATGCAGGCCGCGGGCTTCATGGAGACGGGTTCGACGAACCTGAAGCCGGAACAGCGGGCGGACCTGCAGGAGATTTTCGATCGCTTCGTCGGCGAGGCGATGCGCGGCCGGATCGTGCCGCTGGAGAAGGACTTCAAGTGGCATCCGCTGAAGATGAACCCGGCGGAGGTTCAGCTGCTGGAATCGCGCGGCTGGGACGTCGAGGAAATCTGCCGGTGGTTCGGGATGCTGCCGATCCTGATCGGGCACGCCGCCAAGGGTCAGACGATGTGGGGCAGCGGCATCGAGCAGCTGTTGCTGGGCTGGCAGACGCTGCGCCTCAACCCGCTGCTGCGCCGGATCGAGCAGGCGGCGAAGAAGCAACTGTTGACGCGCGCCGAACGCAAGCTGATCTATCCGGAGTTCAACCGCGAAGCGGTGATGGCGACGGACAGCGCCGGGCGTGCCGCCCTCTACAGCGCGTTCGGTCAGAACGGGGTGATGGACCGCAACGAGATGCGGTCGCGCGAGAACCTCGATCACCGTCCCGGCGGCGAATATCTGACCGTCCAGTCCAATCTGGTGCGGCTCGATCAGATGGGCATGGACGGCGCGGCGTCATCCGAACAGCAGCTGCGATCGGCGCTGCTGGGGATGCTGGGCGTGCAGGGCGGCGACATCGAAGCGCTGATCGCCGCCAAGGTTCAATCGATGATGGGGCACAACGCCGGCCCCCGCCTGGAGGAATGACGATGGCCGATGGTATCCCTTTTCCGGAAGCCAATCTCGTGCTTCGCGCTCCTACGCCGGAAGATGCGGCGGCGGGGACGGTCTGTGACCTGCATGTCCACCGTTACCGTGACCTGGATGGCAATCCGCAGGTGTTGAGCAAGTGGCAGTTGTCGGCGGAAGAATTGGCCGAGGTGGTCCGGACGGGGGGCACCATCTGGTTCAATTGCTGGGGCGGCACCCACCCGCCCATCTGGATCAGCGGGGCCGACCCGTTCGTGCGTGCACCCGCACAGGCGCAGGAGGCTTGACGATGCACATGGGTCGCGTCTTCGGGCGCAAGCACACCGGCGCGCTGAAGGTGCGCGACTTCGATTTCGAGGTGAAAGCGGTCGGCGATGACGGCACGTTCAGCGGCTACGGTTCCGTATGGGACGTGGTCGACAGCTATCAGGAGATCGTCGCGCGCGGCGCCTTCACCGACAGCCTTGCCGAGATCGCGGCGAAGGGGCGGCCGGTGCCGATCCTGTGGCAGCACCGCGCGGGCGAGCCGATCGGCGCGTGGACGAACCTGAAGGAAGACGAGCGCGGTCTGTGGGGCGACGGCGAACTGCTGATCGCCGACGTCGCGCAGGCGCGCGAGGCGCACGCGCTGGCCAAGCGCCGGATCGTTACCGGTCTGTCGATCGGTTACTGGGTGCGCGAAAGCAGCTACGACGAAAAGACGGGCGTCCGCACGCTGACCAAGCTGGACCTGGTCGAAATCAGCCTCGTCACCTTCCCGGCGAACGATGACGCGCGGGTCGAGGCGGTCAAGTTCAAGCTCGCGCACGGCGAACTGCCGACCGAGCGGGAAATGGAGAAGGCCCTGAGGGAGTTAGGGTTCTCCAAGACGCGTGCCGCGGGTGTCGTCGCCCACGGCCTGACGGAAATGCGGCGGAGGGAGTCCGACTGCGACCCGACGACGACCACGGTTCTCAAGAGCCTTTCGGACACCCTGAGCGGCTTCACGCTGTAGGCCGCGCGAACAAGGAAAAATTCCATGAACATGATGACGAAGGTCGCGGCGCAGGCCGCGGCGCCCCTGCTGGCGCGCGAGTTCGGCCGCAAGGCGGCCGGTGACGGCAACGACGCGGTGACGCTGGAGCAGGTTCAGAAGAACCTCGACCAGGCGCTGGGTCATGTGAAGGAGGTCGCGGTCGAGTTCCGCGCCAAGAGCGCCGAGGGTACCAAGATCAGCGAGGAGGCCAAGGAGAAGGCCGACAAGGCGCTGGTCGAGCTGACGTCGATCCGTGGCGACATCAATGAGCTGTCGCAGAAGCTCGCGCAGGGCCGGCGCGGCGGCGGTGACGACACGCCCGAGATGAAGAGCCTGGGCTATGAGGTGGCGCGCCACGCGGACGTGAAGTCCTACGCCGAGGGCGGGTGCAAGGGCACGATCGGCTTTTCGGTGAAGGCGGTGACCAGCGCGACCGGTTCGGCCGCCGGCCTGATCCGCCCGGAGCGCCAGCCGGAGATCGTCGGCATCCCGCGCCAGCAACTGCGCGTGCGCGACCTGCTGACGCCCGGCCAGACCGAAAGCAACTCGATCGAATACGCCTACCAGACGGTTCGCACCAACAATGCGGCGCCGGTCGCGGAGGGCGCGCAGAAGCCCGAATCGAACTACGGCTGGGACGTGGCCAACGCGCCGGTGCGCACGATCGCGCACTGGGTGCCGGCGTCGCGGCAGGCAATGGACGACGTGCCGCAGCTGGAAAGCCTGATCGACGGCGAACTTCGCTACGGCCTGGACGATGCCGAGGACGCCCAGCTGTTGCTGGGTGACGGCACCGGCCAGAACGTGCTGGGCCTTTACACGCAGGCACCCGCCTATGCGCAGCCGTCGGGCGTGGCGATCACCGGCGAAACCCGGATCGACCGCCTGCGCCTCGCCATCCTGATGGTCGAGCTGGCCGATTATGCGCCGGACGGGATGGTGCTGCACCCGACGCAGTGGACCAACATCGAACTGACGAAGGACGCGGCTGGCGGCTACGTTTTCGCCAATCCGCAGGGGCTGGCGTCGAATACGCTGTGGGGTCGCCCGGTCGTGTCGACCAAGCGGATTGGCACCGGCAACTTCCTGGTGGGTGCGTTCAAACTCGCCGCGCAGATCTTCGACCGCATGGACACCGAGGTGCGCATTTCCGACCAGGATCGCGACAACTTCATCAAGAACATGCTGACAGCTAGATACGACGTGTGAAAACGCTAGATCAATCAGTGACTTAGGGGGCGCAAGCCCCCTTTTTTTGTTCGGCGCGCGACCAACGCAGTGTCACGCCGAAACCCGCAGAAATCCAACGATCATCAACAGGCAACGGGACGCCCGTTGCGCAACAGTTGCGCAAGGAAAGAGGCATGGAACGACACACACCTGACCTCCTAACCGGTATCGCCGCGATAGCGTGCCATCTCGGGTGGACAGAACG